TCTGGTGCTATAGCCATCAGAAAAGCCAGCAAGACGCTTAGCTGCTGTGGCATTGCCACCAGCCTCATCAAATAAAACATCAAGAAACTTCTTGTGTTTGTCTGTCAGTTCTTTAGCCATTAAACATCAGTCCTCTTATTTGTAGTGATACACCTAAACGCCACTCTTGTAGGCAAGTGATCATATTCTTCTTGTATAGACACAGCAACTGCTTTGGCGTGTCTCAAACATTTCATTTCTTCTTTAAACTCAGTCTGATATTCTTCTCTCAATACTTTGCAATCTAATGCTATGCATAGAATGAATTCAGCAATAAACATTTAAAGTTTTCTTACTGGGTCAAAATATTCTTCTACAGAGAGAGTGACATCAAAGTTGCCTGTGCTGTCTGTAAAGCAAACTAGCTTATCACCTTGGTGCAATGACAAAGAATTTGAGCTTGTTACAACAAAAACACTGTTAGCACCCATCCTATATGTTCTTAATATATATTTATAAGTGGCAGTTTCTTGATGATAAAATTGTATAGAGATGTCTTTGTTAGCAACTGTACCAGAAGAGATAATTAAAAAAGTAACTACAGCAGAAAAATTAGTGGGACACTGATACAACAACTGGGCACTAGCACCAGCCGCTGTAGCTGTAACATTAATTGATTCTGTTACAAGTTTGCTAACATCTTTTGCTGGCATTACTTCTTCTTCTTAGGCACTGCTTTAACAGCACCACCCTTAGCCATCTTGCCCACACCATCAGCAGCAAAAGCAGGCACTTTCTTCCCATCTTTTTCAACCATAGCCATACCACCAGCGGCATAACCCTTCTTCATCATTCCACCAGCAGCATAGCCTTTTTTAGTCATGCCACCACTAGCCATCATTTTAGTTTGTTTCATTTCTTTTCCTTGTATAAGTTGTTAAAAGTTATCTCTGCATCCATGTACGAATCATCCTGTTCCGCACAATGAATCCATTGACTTGGCCTAAAATCAGGTGCCCCTTCTCCTAAGACCCAATATGCTGGGCTTGTCACTCTCACTCTATTATTAGGAAGAGCAACAATATTTCCCGTCCATTCACCAGCATCTGTTAATATCAAGACATGACTTTGTTTATGTTGAGCAGGATCTTCTGACACCTCGCTCTCAGCATAGTCCACTGTAAACAAATATCTTCCTGTATAAAATTCATTATTAATCTTGCAACGCCAAGGAGAAGGCTGTGCTCTCTCCATCTTTATAATTGAATGATTGTAACTATTACAATCCCAAGGCTGTACTAAATGTGTAGCCATTCTCTCAGGCCACTTCTCTAGGGGTATGTCACCAACCAAAGCTGTGATGGGCATTCTTGCCCACATAGCCCCACCATGAACATTGGGTTGACTTCCATCGTCTGCTTCACATCCCGTGAATATAACTTGGAAGCTAAGGCATCGATCAGGCATTGTTGTTACAGCCACTGCTAGTGCATGTATGTATTCACCCTGATAGTTTTGATGCCCGTTTGTGAACTCTTTTCTAACCCAACATTTAAAATATGGGATATTACTAGTTAAATACATTGTTTCTTACTTACCCTTTTTAGCCATGCCGCCTTTAGCCATATCTTTTTTGGGCTTACCAACACCAATCATAATTGCTATCACAGGCTTCTTAGTCATGGGAGCTTTTGCAGCACCACCTTTAGCCATCTTTTTAGGGGTTTTCATTGGATGCATCATAATAGTTTCCTTTATTTCTTAGACTTTTGCTGAGGAGCCATAGAAGCTCCACAGTTGGCGTAGCCGCCCTTGTTCATCATCATAGGCTTCTTGGTGGCATAACCGCCCATAGCCATCTCCTTCTTCTTAGCAGAAGCAGCAGGAGCATTAGCAGGCTTGTTAGTCTGTGTGCCACCAGCTTTGTAGTCTTCAAAAGCTTTACGCTCAATGTCGTTGGCCTTGTCTAGATAGCTGTTTCTAACATCTTGAGGGATGGTTTTATCCTCAGCCATGTCCCTATATTTCTTAACTTTCTCTGCATCTGTTGCCATAATTATTTCCTTTTGCCTTTGCCCATATACACAGCATTATATGCCATCTTCTTCTTGTTAACCATACCACCTTTAGCCATACCAGTGCCTGAGTATTCTGTGGGGTTTCCTGAGTCTCTCTTAGCAGACCCCATAAACTCATTATCACTGCCATTGCTTTGTCTGCCTTCAGTGGCTGTAGCACCACCTATGCTAGAAGCCACAGTGGCTCCAGCAGCGCCAGCAGCCCCACCCCTAACAACAGTTCTGGTGATGGCTCTGTCAATGGATTCTTCTTTAGCTGCCTTTGCAGCACCTTTGAGCTTTGTATTTGGTTCAGAGACTATTTTCTTTAAGTCATCCATAGTGCTGGCATTGCTTTTAAGAGAAGGCATGCTGCTCCACTTGGTGCCAGAAACACCACCACCTCCACCGCCGCCTTCTAGCTGCTGCTCATCAATGCCTCTTTTGCTGCCTTTACTTGTAGCCATTATTTTCCAAACTTCTGTTTCTGGCCTTTAGGGGGTTGTTTAACACTACCACCACCTCCAGCCCAAAGCTCCTTATTAGCCCAATAAGCAGCACTCATCTTCCCTTTGGCAATGTTGTCCCCATGCCTTGCTTTGAAATTGGCTCTAGCTTCTGGGGAATAATTGTGTCCCATAGAAGCATCTCCGAAGTGAATGAGTTTTACCACACTTCCTTCTTTTGCCAGCACCATCATCTTCTTTTCTGGCTTGTCTGATTTCTTGGGTTTATTATACCCTTCAAAGGTTTTACCCCTGTATTCAATAGTCATCTGTATTTCGCTACCTTTCTTGCTATGGCCTTTGGCTGAGCAACAAACTGCTTGCCTTGCTTGTTACCAGCAGCCTTAGCTTTATTTGTGGCAGCCTTCTCCTGAGCAGACAAACTCTTCCAAGCAGCCTCAGGAAGATATCTCTTCTTTCCCTTTGAAGGACTCCCATCGCTGGTTGTCCATTTCTGCTCAGACCATTCCTTTAAAGACTGCTGGGGCTTCTTCATTTGGTATAGCCCCCACCCTTAGCTTTGTATTCTTTAGCCAAAAGCTGAGCTTTCCTAGCACTCCATTCACCAGCATCACCACCCTTGCTACCAGCTTTAATCTTGTTAAATAAAGCCTTACGCATTGTGGGCTTGGTATAAACCCCTGCACTGTTAACAGAAGAAGCCTTCTTATCCATATCTATTTCCTTTTCTATCTCTCCAGCCCTCAGCCACCATTGCTTTTTCAACAGCATCAAGAGGGAACCAATAGCCTGTATGTTTCTCCAAAGCTGTTCTTACAAAATAGACATCACTATGAGGAATGTGGATGTTATCAATGTTACCTCTGTGCATGGCTGCATAGACATCTACCACCACTGAATAGGGCTTTAATGATAACAGTCCAATAGATTCTAAATGGGCTTTGGTAGATAACAAACTTACAGAAGGCTTTTTCATTTTGGTTTTAATTATTGATAACAATGTATAGAAGCATACCTATTTTATAGATGTTAAAGAATAAACATATTACTAGTCTTTTTCATAATATGATATTAAGTAGTAAATAGTGTCTTTATAGGATGATAACATATTATAGATAGTAGAGTATGTAGTTTTATAAAGCTATTATATACTTATAACGACTTAAGCTTTAACAACTATATCATCTATATCACCCCCCTTACCCCCCATAGTATTACATGCTTTGTTGGGTGTTGTCAAGCTTTGTTTTCTTCTTCTTCTTTCATATAACTAGTCGAGGTGCTCTTCCATTCCAAATGCCATTTAAACGGCTTTAGAGGCTGTTTACAAGCATCTTCTCTTGTTGTTAAGGGGGTAGGTGCTATAAATTAGGGACAGGTGTTGTAGGCTGTTTAAATCATTATAGCATAAAGCTATCGATATGGGGAGATGATAGAGTTTATATATCATGGTGTGAGGTGGTGTAGATGTACTACTTTATTACTACTAAGTTAAAATATCACTTCTGTGGGCGTATGCATATACAACTAGCGCCATACGGGGGGGTGGCCCACGCCCGGCCCCAGCCCTGCCGCTGCGCCGCCGCCAGCGCATGCAGAATGCCCAGCCCTGCGCTAGGTGATGTAATGCGAGCGCATTGATTTCACCTAGAGTGAAATATCTCCAGCAAAATCAAGAGCTTACACTATAGTGTAATGTGATCGAATATCAAGGGTTTACTAAAGTAAGCACCAAATTGGGGCATTTTTAGGGTATACCACTAGAACTAAAGTGGTGGTATATACTCTTCTCTGATATCCCCTACCCCTTATCAAAAAGTGTTACAGGGTTTTCCCATCCTCCAAAAGTTTTACAGGGTTTTCCCTAGACGGCAAAAGTGTTACAGGGTTTGCACCATTAGGGGTTTCCCTTATCCAGCCTCTTTTGCTTTTTTATTTTTTTAACGCTTTTTATATGACAACTCCGTTGGCATCTTAAAAAGCTAAAAATAAAAAAGATCTGCGTGTATGCGCTCAACCCCATGTCTTTTATTTAACAGAAAAAGAATCCTTTTCATCAGTATGAGAAAAGGAAATTCTTTTTCTCTAAGTTAAATAAAAGACATGAAAGGAAAACTGAAATGAAAATTGCCGCCACTAAGGGTTTGTCCTAATCGACAGCTTCATTGTGGTGTCTTTACAATTGAAACCGAAACGGCGATTTTGCCATGCTTCCTGAAAGGAAACACATCATGTTCAAGTCTAAAGCTTTGCTTTCGGTGTCATCCGATGCCAAGACAGTTAAAGGTGAAACCCTTGGGTTTCTCACTGGAATACTTTACCTTGCCCCTTACAACACTACCAAGTGGAACACTTGTTCAATGGCTGGCATTGCCGAATGCTGGAAAGGGTGCTTATTCACTGCTGGACGGGGTGCCATGTCCAATGTTGCTCAGGGTCGAATCAATAAGACCATCTGGTTTTTCGAAGAGCGACAAACCTTCATGCAACAACTTGTTGTTGATATCAAAAAAGTTATTCGTAAAGCTAAGCGTAAAGGTTTAACACCTTTAATCAGGCTGAATGGCACTAGTGACATCCGATGGGAAGCTGTAAGCTTCATTGACATTGATGGCACTGAATATGTAAACATATTTGCCGCTTTCCCTGATGTAAGCTTTTATGACTACACCAAGGATGCCAATCGTAAGGGTTTACCCTCCAATTACGACCTCACATTCAGTGATAGTGGTGTGGCTGGTTTTCAACCCTTTGTTGAAATAGCGATTGCCAAAGGCATGAGAATTGCCTCAGTGTTTCGCAAAGAGTCAGAAATTCCTGAAACCCATAGGGGTTTAGAGGTTGTCAGTGGCGACAAGAGCGATGTTCGCCACCTTGATGCCAAAGGCATTGTGGTTGCTCTTTATGCCAAAGGTAAAGCGAAGCTTGATATGTCAGGCTTTGTGTTTGATCGAAAGGTGATACCGATTCAAGCTGTTGCTTGATGACCTTCCGTGAAGAGGGAAGCACAGCTTCCTTCTTTGCAGAGTGCCATCGTGTCTCTTTATAGGGTGAAGCCCTGCTGTGAAGCAAAGCTTTAGTCGAATGTTCTTTAACAATTTAGTGCTAGTGTCGGTGAGGGGATATGTCCTGACAAGGCATATCTCACTGCTATGGACTAGCCCAAGCATCAGAGGGTAAGGTGATGCATGCCATAACACATGGCATTGAAAATGTGTGAGGGACTATCCATTGTGGCACTTGGGTGAGTGTTAGACAGTGGGTTTCTGTGAATGTTTAATATGTTAAACATTTTCAGAAGCATGTCGCTTCTCTTCCTAAAGGAAACACAATGTTTACCATACATAAAATTGTCAAAATGCCCAGATTCGATGGTGATGGGGCAATTGGTTGGGCTGTTATCTTCGATAAAGCTGAGCTTATTGCTGAATTCAAGTACATTGATGATGCAAATGCTTTTGCCAGTTTCAAAGAAACTGAATATGAGGATGCGGAAGAAGCTCTTAGAGCTTTGGGATGCTTATAAACTCTTCCTGAAAGGAAACACAATGTTTTATTTTGATAAACTTCAAGAGCATATCAATGACACGGCACCCTGCTCATCCCGATGGGATGGATATGATCGTGGTGATACCTGTGATTTTGCTTATGATGTGGTTGAAGATTGGTTTACCAATTTTGAGAACGCTTCAACATGGGCCAAGGCACAGGCTAAGACATATAACAAAGCATACAAAGTTATTCGCTCTGGCAAATGGTTTGTTGTTGACCCTCTGTAACTCTTCCTGAAAGGAAACAAAATGAATGCAATTTTCTTACGATCTGTCACCAAGGGAAGCTTTGTAAAACGCAAAGAAGATAGTAAAAAGGTTTACATATTGAAGGGCTGGTGCCGATTCAATAAGAAATATGAATTGCAGGATGTCGAAGACATCAGCCGCTGTTTGTATCTGCAAGGGCTAACCAAAGTATTCACTGGCTTCACCTACTAACTCCTGAAAGGAAACGAAAATGAGAGCTTTATATTACATAGTAATGACCCTGATGGCAATGTGCTTCATTATGATTGGATGGGGCCAGATTGAGGGTGGATATCTGTGGATGTCTAGCCTTGTGGCTGGCGGTGTGGTGATGGGCCATGTCCTCACTGAGGCACTGAATGAACCTGAGCAGGAGAAAACAAATGACGCTAGATACATTTGAAGCAATGCTTCAACGGCATGATTGGCACTACCAATATGCCGAAGGCAAGGCTTACTATGATGGCAAAGCATCAGATGATGGCATCATGCAAGCCATGATTGCCCTGAACAAACAGGGCTTGGGCAAACAAAGCATGGCTTTGTGGATTAAATATAAACCAACCATTTCCTGAAAGGAAACAACATGGAAATTGTGATTGAAATTAAGAATGTGTATGGGGTGGAAAAGTTCTACCCCATCTGCGACAAAGCAAAGCTTTTTGCTTCCATTGCTGGAACAAAAACACTGGCACCTTCGGTGTTAGCCACCATTGCTCAACTGGGCTACGCTGTCACCCTCCATCAGCGTGACCTCCTCTCTTTCCTAAAGGAAACAAAATGATTGATGATGAAACCCCAGACAATCGTTATTTTGAACAAGCATTTCCAGATGCTGATAGTCCCGCTGAGTTGTACCGACAAGTGTATAAATACACTAACTGTGGAGCATACCTCAGTGTACAGATTGAGTATTACAAGACTTTAGAACCCGATGGGTTCAACGAATTTCCCTTTGACAAATTGGTCAGCAAGTGGGTGCATTGTGGTGAACTGCGCCGTTTCGGCACATGGAAAGAAATGGATCAGCAAGGGGTGTTGATCACTGCAATGCTGGTTGGGTCAATCGTTGAAGGCGTGGACTACGGCACCGACAATATTGAGATTGATGCCAAGCAATCAGATGAAGACCCTGCTGAGTACCGCAAGCGGTTTTATGCCGCCCTGAGTGAAGTTGAGCAAGAGGCAGAGTCAATTTGGAATGACACTCATGGATGCGAGAGCTGCGAGGCTCATTGGGTTGGCGAGGGAATAGACCTTGATGGTGAAATGATTCCCGTCTGGTTTGAGTGCCCCGATTGCCAAGGTTCTGGCACAATTATTTAAAAGGAAACAAAATGAAAAATTACAACGAATCTGCTATTAACTTGGTGTTTTTAGTTGCTAAGGTTGCTCTTGAAAACAGCGTGTCTAGCGACATTGTGGGCCGGGAGCTCGACCTTTCCCCTGAAGAGTTGGACAAGCTTTACGAAATGGTAAATAAAAACTTTAAGGAAAGACAACTATGAAAGTGTTTGTCTATTTCAATCTACACAAGAAATGCTTTAGCATTAAGGCTCTTGAGGGTGCCATGAAGGGGCGTGTCATTGCCCATCGTAACAATGTGTTGCTCTTCCATGCCACCTTCAAGGTGTCACAAGCTGGCAGAGAGCGTGTCTTGCGGGAGAAGCGCAAGAATGTACATGCTGGTGTATGTGGCACTTGGTATGACAGTGGTGATAAGCATGGCACCTTGTCATCTGTGAAAGAGCGTGGAGAGCTTGTCACCTACAACCCCTACAAATATACATCTTTTGTATACAAAGAGGATGAGAGCGAGGTGTTAAGGGCTTGGTGTGCTGGTTTGTTTGTTGACCCTGCCAGCCGTAAGGCTAGCATTTATGCTTGGAGCATGTAATGATTGGTATCAATGTGAGAAACACTGATGTTCCTTTTGCTGACATGATTGTCGATGGTGTGAAAAGCATTGAGACAAGGGAAAG